CAAGAAAATGTAACTGAGGATGCTGCTTCTATTTATATGTTAGAAAATCAAAATCTTCCTATTGATGCTACCTCTACAAACATAGATTCTTTAAACTCAACTTATAAACCCATTCCTAAACCTTTAGAAGAAATTAGTAAATCTCCTGCTGAGGCTATCCCAAATCCTATCCCGGATCAAGAACTAATACTTGAACCTATATCATTTACTAATCTTTTTCCTACTGTAGATGAAGCTACTACCCCATCATTACCAGATGAGATACCTGAAGATCCTGACCCAGTATTTGCTGCTTTAAATGAGGCCCAAGAAGAAGGATTATTAGAAGTATCAATGTCTATTTATGATATTTCTATAGGAGAAGATGTACGTAAAGACCTTGAATCTACAGAAAATGATATATCATATAATGGTATAGAACCAAATACTATTTCATCTGAAGCTGATTATACCGAAATACAAGACCAAGATATATATACTAAGGTAGACGCTCCTTTAGGAAATAAAGGAATTACATTAGCAACAGTAATTAAAAGCTCAACTGCTAAAGAGAAGAAAATTGCTAACTTCCCTGGAGCAGATAGAGCAGATGGTAGAGCTTACCAAGCCCCTAATATTATGTATAATCTAGATAGTTTAGTTCTAAATTGTATTGATCCTTTATTATCACAATACCCTAATTTAAATATCAACTCAGGATTAAGAGTTGGGACATTAAATACTGCTATAGGAGGATCCCCAAGATCTGAACATAGAATAGGAAGAGCTGTTGATATTGCAGTTTCTGGAGTTCCTACTTATGAAATATTTAATTATATAGTTAATAATAATATCCCTTATAATCAATTAATATGGGAATTCCCAGAGTATAATTCGGGATCATGGATTCACATTAGTTATATTGGTTTTAAACCAGGTTCCAAAGATCCAAATAACTATAATAGAACTATAGCATGCAAAAACTCTGCACTAAAAAAAGCTTTAGAAACCCAATATATAGATCAAGTTAAATTTAAAGGAACCTATGCAAGAAATATAGGTATAACCCAGGTCCCTGATCATACAACCTTAGAATTTACAACATAATATGGCTGATTTTATCCAAGAAAATGAATTTGTAGGCAAACAAATATTAATTGACAGTGATCGATTAGTATTTAATGGTAGAAATGACAGCGTATTTTCTGCTAAAAATCTTTTTATATTTAAAACTGATGGTGAATTTCATGTTAATAGTAAAAAAGATGTTTTTATAAATGGTTCTCAAGTATTTATAGGGCCTATAGAAAATAATCAAGATGTCAATATACCTGCTGTTAGGAGTAAAGAATTAAAACAAATATTAAGAGATTTAATAGGAGCGTTAGAAATGTTTTTCACTATTCAGTTCCCCCAAACCTCTGGATTAATGGGTCCCGGTCCTACCAATGCAGTATTACCACAACCTTTATTAAAAGATTTAGCTAAAGTTAAATCTAGATTAGATGATATAGATAGTAAAAAAGTATTTATAAAATGATTAACGGTATATTAAATAGTATATTAAATCGTGCTTCTTTTCAATTATCTGATGCTAAAGATCAAATTTTAGCAATATCTAAAAAAAGAGCCCAAGAAAATTTTGATATTGATATCCCTTCACCAGCTGATTTTAAAGCAAAGATTAGTAGCTTTCAATTAAATGACCCTAAAGAAGCTAAAAAAGCCCAAAATCTATATAAAAAAACTAAAAGGTTATTAGAAAAAGCTATAAATAAATTAACTAGATCAAAAGAAGAACTAGAATCTATTAAATTTAAACTAACAGACGTTAATGATAAATTTAATTATTTTAACGAAAATGTATTACCTGATGATTCTTTATTTGGGGGACTATTACTTATTTTTAAAGGTTTACCCTTTCTTATTGATGGTGCATTAGCTTCACAAGTTACTCCTGTAGTAAGTGGTACTGTAATAGATAAAGCAGGTGAACTTAAAGATGCCGTTAAAAATGCTATTAAAAACTTTGAAAATGGGGTACGCAGTTTAGATAAATCTGCAGAATATTTTGAAAAAGAAACTAGTGTTTTAATTAAACCTTTAGATTTAGGTATTCAAAATATCCAAATTAGTATAGACAAACTTCAACTAATTTTAGATCAAATTAATAAACTTTGGGGTAATTCATTAATCCAAGCATCAAGCACCATGCCTGAATTACAAGACACTACTACAGGTGATGGTAGTGGAGAAACCAGTACATCATCTGTATTAACAGGAACTACTTTAGAAGACTATTTATCTAATCCTGATAACTTATCAGATGTTGTAGAAAAATTAATTATCCCTACTAGAAAAATATATTATGAGGTAAGAGATAAAGGTCCCGGCTCTGAATTACGTGAAGCAGGTATTATAGAAGAACCAATAAATTAAACTAGTTAATATTTATTAAAAACCAATAATAATGAAATTAAGTTCATTTGAAAAAATTATTAGAAAAGTTGTGCGTGAGGAAATTGACCATGCCTTAAGGCGTGAAATTGCATTACTAAAAGAAGAATTAACCCCTTCTATTCAACCCCAACAACGCGTTGTTGAATCCCAGTCTAACCCTCAAGAAGCTGAAAACTTTAGAGCAAAATTAAGAGAACAAATGCCCCCACCTAATTTTAATACGGGTAATAATACTCTTAACACACTCCTATCTGAAACAGCTGTATCACCAACTCCTGAACAAACATTTGCTTCTAATGATCCTGTAAATCAATTCATCAATAAAGATTATAGTGAAATAATGAGTGCTATAGATAAAAAGAAAGCTTTTAGACCCTGATGGCTATAAAACCACGTAAAAATATTAATATAGATCCAATTGATGTTAGTGAAAGATCAGCAGTAGGCATTCACCTACCTTTTAATAAAGTAGGTATATTTGATTTAGATTTTACTACTAAAGAACATGCTCGTTCTAAATTAATTAATGTATTATTAACTTCTCCAGGAGAAAGAATAAATCAACCTTTATTTGGAGCAGGTTTAAAAAATAGACTTTTTCAACAAAATACCCCTATAGCAGGAGATGAACTAAGAGATATAGTTACCCCCCAAGTAGAACAGTATGTCCCCGAGATAAAAATAGAAAATATTTTTTTAAGAGATGGAGGTCCCCAAGGCCATACTTTATTTGTTACCGTAAATTATAGTTTAGTTAATAATGATGAAGAAGATTCTATAAATTTAAGTTTTACTAACGATAACTTTGAAAATTATAACTAATGGCTACTTATTCTTCAGCTAATAACAATAGAAAACCTGTAAGGTATTTAGATAAAGACTTTAGTGACTTTAAAAATGCCTTAATTAACATGGCCGAGGTATATTACCCGGACCTATTAAATGATTTTACTGAGGGCAGCCCCGGTACTATGTTTATTGAAATGGCATCTTATGTAGGTGATGTACTTTCATTTTATACAGATGCTCAAATTCAAGAAGTATTTTTACAATACGCTCAAGAAAGAGAAAATTTATATGCTTTAGCCTATAACTTAGGATATATACCTACTGTAACAACACCCGCAGTAGTTGACTTAGAATTATTTCAACAAGTCCCCGCAAACAGCGAGGGTGATGCTGATTTGGATTATGCCTTTAAAGTAGAAAAAAATTCCAATTTCCAACCTAATAATGGTTTAACTACCAGATATTTAATCCAAGATTCTGTAGACTTTGCTTTTTCATCATCTGCAGATCCTACAGAACAAACAGTTTATACAATAAAACCCGGGAGTACCCAACCTGACTTTTTCTTACTAAAGAAAACCGTTAAAGCTATTAGTGCTGAAATCAAAACAGCTACCTTTGATATAGGGGGTGCTGAAAGATTTAAAACATTATCATTAGATGATTCTAATATTATTAGAATAGAATCTATCACTGATAGTGAAGGTAATACCTGGACTGAAGTGCCTTATTTAGCTCAAGAAACTATATTTGATGAAGTTACTAATGATGAAGCTAATGATCCTGACTTACCACAATATAATAATCAAGTTCCTTATTTATTAAGAACTAAAAAAGTATCTAAAAGATTTATTACTAGATTTAGATCAAATAAAAAATTAGAAATCCATTTTGGGGCAGGATCTACTGGAGGTGATGATACTACTATTATACCTAACCCAGATAATATTGGGCTAGGAATTAGTGATGGTAGGTCATTACTAGATAGAGCATATGATCCTTCAAACTTTTTATTTACAAAGGCTTATGGAGAAGCCCCTTCTAATACTACATTAACTATAAGGTATTTAGTAGGAGGTGGGTTATCAGCTAACGTTAAAGCTAATGTAATTAATAGAATAGGTGATGTAACTATTACATCCCGAAAAGGAGGTTTAGATTCAGGTTTATTCACCGATGCTAAAAATAGTCTTTCTTGTAATAATCCTACTCCTGCATTAGGAGGGGGGCCTGGTGATTCTGCACAAGATATTCGTTTAAATACTATGGCTCAGTTTGCTGCTCAAAAACGTACTGTAACTAAAGAAGACTATATTTTTAGAACTTTATCTATGCCCCCTAAATTTGGTAATATTGCTAAAGCGTATATAGCGCAAGATAATCAAATATCTCTTGAAACCAATAAACGTATTGCTAATCCTAATGCCCTTAATTTATACGTGTTAGGATATGATATAAACCGCCAATTAGTCGAATTACCTAATACAGCTAAATTTAATCTAGCAACTTATTTAGAACAATACAGAATGTTAACAGATTCTATTAATATTAAAAACGCATCTGTATTAAATTTCCAAATAGAATTTGATGTTACCGTTAGAGCGGGATTTAATAATGATCAAGTATTATTTAGATGTGTTAATGCTTTAAAACGAACATTCAATATAGATAACCAACAAATCAATCAACCTATAATAGAAGGTGATGCCTCTAATGTTTTATTTAATGTTGAGGGAGTTCAAAATGTTAGTAGAATAGAATTTATAAACAAATATGGTGGTAATTATTCTCAATTTAAATATAATTTTGAAGCAGCTAGACGTAAAGGAATAATATACCCCCCAGTAGATCCATCAATTTTTGAATTAAAATACCCTAATACTGACATAATCGGTAGAGTAACTAAATAATATCATGCCACATTATTTTATTTTTCCAGAAAAAGATGCAACTATATATTCGCATCCTACTAACCAATCTCTAAACACAGGGATAGACGAAATATTAACATTAAGAGATAAAGAATCTTTTACTGATTCTAATTATTACCCTAGTAGGTTTTTAATCCAATTTAACCAAGAACAAATCACAGATTTAGTTAATAATACTATAGGAAATAGCACTGAATGGTCTTCTACTTTAAAATTATTCCAAACTGAACATAGAGAATTAGCCACAGACCAACATATAGAAATATATCCTTTATCAGAATCATGGGTTAATGGTACAGGTAGAATAGCAAATACTCCTCAAACTACAAACGGTGCTTCATGGAAATTTAGAGATGGTAGTGATGATTCTTACTCAAATACTTTTGGTACGCTTTGGAGTACTGGTAGTTTAGTACCAAATGTTTCTACTGCTAGTTTTACTAACGAAGCCCCCGGTGGAGGAGTTTGGTATTTTGGTGACGGATTTGAAGTAACAAAAAAATATGGATTTAACGATAATATAGATTTATCATTAGATATAACTGATCCGGTTAAAAAACACTATAATAGTGCTTATAATGGATTTTCTTATACCCAAGGTGGCATCCCTAATAATGGATTTATAATTAAACGTTCTGGATCACAAGAATTTACAGATAGAGATGAGGGAGAATTAAATTTCTTCTCTATGGATACTCATACTATATATCCCCCACACCTAGATTTTGCGTGGGATGATTCAAATTATGATACTACTTTTGCTA